TTGCAGGTTTTGAATTCATACTGGTTACTTTTTCAAAACCAAATATATCAATCAATGCCGTGTTTTCAAGTATTTTTAGAATTTATAAAGTAACGGGTCCTGCTGTAAAACCTTCAAATGCAGGATTTCAAGTATATTCTTTACATTTTTGTTCCGAAGAAAATGTTTTATCAATATCAACAAAAGTATCCAAATCTTATTCTGGAAAAATAATATCAGACATTATTTTGGATATTTTACAAAACAAACTTCTAGTTAGAGATAAACTTTTAATAGAAAATATAGAATTAACAAAAGGTCGACATAATATAATAGTACCAGGAATGAATCCATTAACTGCAATAATGTGGTTAACATCTAGGGCATTGAAAGTAACAAGCTCGGGCACAAGTGCATCTTATATGTTTTATGAAAATAGAGAGGGATTTAATTTTAAATCATTAGAAACTCTTTTTACAAATCCTTCAAAACAAAGTTATACTTTTGGTAGTAAAAATGTTGAAAGCGGAGAACAAAATTTATCGGATAAAACACAAAATAATATAAGAACTGTAACACAATATGATTTTGCTAGTAATTTTGATATTTTATCTGGAATAAGTTCAGGTATGTATTCTGGTGTTTTAAAAAGTGTTGATTTGACTAGAAATAGAGTTGATAATACGGTATTTAATTACATTAATTTTTTTAATAATTCAAAACATGTTGAAAATGACAGTAACAAACAATTTGGTAATAATGGAATTGCATATCCATTTCATATGAATTACCTTGATAGATTTAATAATTCTATAGAAAAAAACTTTTTTGCATCAACAAAAATGTATCCCACCAATAGAAATCATGATACATATTTACCAATATCTTCTAAACAACCAGGTATAATTCCAAATATGGTAGAAATTTGGATGCTACAAAGAACTTCTCAAATAAATCAATTAAATTATTTAAAATTAAAACTATTACTTCCAGGTGATCCAACTTTAACTATTGGAGATATAATACAATTTCAAGTTCCTCTTGCTCAATCAAAAGACAATCAATCAAAAAATATAAATCCATATCATAGCGGAAGATATCTAGTTACAGCAATAAGACACTTAATAGATAATCATAGATATGAGATGATTGTAGAGGCGACGAGAGATTGTTTATCAGCAAGTTATCCAGAAGTTGATGATAAATCGATAGTAATGACAGGAATAAGAAAGATATGATTCATAAAAATAATTTCATGGGTCTTGATGGCTTTGTTTGGTGGTTTGGTGTTGTTGAAAATAGACAAGATCCATTACGCCTAGGTAGATGTCAAGTTAGAATTCATGGTTGGTATACTGAAGACAAAAATGAAATTCCGACAAAAGATTTACCGTGGGCACAACCAATTCTTCCTTTAAATACAAACTCATCAACCGTTTCTTCAGCAAGAGAAGGAAACATGGTTTTTGGTTTCTTTTTAGACTCTGATGATGCTCAATTTCCTGTAATGATGGGTATAGTTCCAGGAATACCTGAATTTACTCCAAGAGCGGATAAGGGGTTTTCTGATCCAAGAACGGATGCACAACTTAGTCAAGCACCAAAAGTTGTTGTAAAAAGAACATATAATCAAGATAGTAGCGGAGCAACAATTGAAGATGAAGCACAAAAAAGATTTCCTAGTTTTATAAATGAATCTAGCGTTAGTCGTCTTGCAAGAAATGAAGGAGTAGATGATACAATTGTTGGAATAAAAAAGAAAACCGTTGTTCAGAATATTTTAACTGCGGATGAAAGTGCTTTATCTGAGCCGGAAACAAAATATGCGGCACAATATCCTTATAATCACGTTTATGAATCTGAGTCTGGTCATGTGATGGAATTTGATGATACACCTGGTGCAGAAAGAGTTCATATAGCACATCGTACAGGAACATTTGATGAGATGCATCCTGACGGAACTCGTGTTATGAAGATTGTAAAAGACAAATATGAAATAGTGCTATCGGATAACAATATTATGGTTTTTGGTGATTGTAATATAACAATTAATGGACGAGGATCTATATTGGTTCGTGGCGATGCTGATTTAAAAGTTGGCGGAAATATGAAAACATCTGTAAAAGGAACATATCAGGTTGTCTCTACAGGTGACATGAAATTTGTTTCTCCTCGTATAGATTTTAATCCTCCGGGTGAGACAGCAACTTATAAAGAGCAACAATTTGATCCCAAAACGGCAGTTTTAGAACAACGTCAAGTTATTGGCGGAACGGGAACATTCAATTTTGCTGGTGTCACATTAAACGTAAGTCCAGATTATGCGGCAACCTCTCCGGATTACAAACCAAATGACTCTCCAAAAGACACCACGCCAGAACCGGCAAATACTGAACCCTCACCACCAGTAACTTGTGGTGATTTTTCAGAACCATTAACTAATGCTGATTATGATAAAAATCTTAGCGCGAATTTCAAATTAAGAAATTTAACCATAGGACCAGGTATTTTATTTCCTTATAGAATCAATGCACAAGCTGGTTTTAAAGAATCAGAGATAGCATGTAATTTACAAGCTTTGGCTGAAAATTGTTTGGAGCCTCTTCGTAAAGAGTATCCCGGAATGCGTGTTAATAGTGCATTTAGAATTGGTGAAAATCAGTCACAACATGGAAAAGGAGAAGCAGCTGATGTTTCCTGGCCAAGTAAATCAAAAGCTCAACTTTTAGAGATTTGTCAATGGGCTTCAACGAATTTAAGTTTTGATCAAATAATATATGAAATACCACCCAACTCTCCAAATGGGTGGCTACATATTAGTTTTAACCGCAGGGGAAATAGAAAAGGCACAGCTAGACCAAGACTATTAACATGGAGAGGTGGCGGTTATGAAACGGGGCTTAACGCATAAGAGGAAAAAATGTCAGAAAACGATTTTGGATTTAGCGCGGTAGACGAAGAAGAATATATAAAGTCATTGACAATATCACCAACGCCTGTTGTTTCGACGGCAACTGATGATGTAAAAAAACTAGAGGAAAAACTAGATAGTTTAATATCTAAAGTTGATGTTGATGAACATAAACGTCTTGTTGAACTTGAAATAAGAGACAGATTAAAAAAAGTAGAAGATATGATTTTACCTTTGTTAAATAATTTGGCAAAAAACCCAGAAAAAGTTTACATCAAGTGGCCAAATCGTAAAGAAATTATAGAAAAGCAAATAGAAAAATTTTTATTGTTAACACGAGAGTAAAATGCCAGCAATAACATTATTAGCAGATCTTTGTACAGGACATGATTGTTTTCCCTCTAGAGAAAATGATTCGGCAAGTTCTGATGTGTTTGTAGAAGGTCGTGGTATTCATAGACAAACTGATCATTGGGCAACACACTCTTGTCCAGATCAAGGATCTCATGATAGCGTTTTGGCTGCCGGATCAACAACAGTTTTTATAAATGGTCTTGGTTGCGGTCGAGTAGGTGATGCTATTGAATGTGGTTCAATTGTTTTAACCGGCGCAATAACTGTTTTTGCTGGCGGATAAAAAAAGAAAGGATATAAAATGACCGTAAATCCAGTTTCAGGTTCACCAATATCAATACCTTCGGAATTTGCTACTCCTGGCAATCTTCCAATAGGAGTAATGCCATCTGGGACACAACAAAATATTTTTCAGACTTTTGTTGAACAGGGACGTACTGCAATATTTCAAAATCCAGTGGTTGGTGCAATAAATGGATTAACTGAAGAAATAACAGGACTTTCTGATGCTGTAAATAATAGCACATGTTTATCAGCAGGTGAAAAAACACAAATTACTAATGCAATAGGAGGAGCTGGCGGTCTTACTGCACAAATGGCCGAATTTTCATCCCATGTTCAGATTCTTGCTGGTGTTTTACCTCAAGGAGCAAGTTCAACACCAGGTCTTGAAAAAATACTTTCAGTTGGTCGCACATTAGGAAATTTATCAAGTGCAATTGATGGTGTTTCTGACTGCCTTAGTATATTTAATGGAATGACTGGATTGTTTGCAGGTCCACAATTGACAGGATTTGCCGGTGAAATTTCCTCAATGATACAATCAGTGAATAATTGTTTAGCTGACGTGACTGCCATAGTTTCTAGAATAACTGCAATTTCATCAATAATACAAAATATTGTTAGTTCTGATAGAAATTTTTTCTCTCAAGCACTAGATGTTTTGGCACAAGCAACAATATCAGCATTATTGGAAACCATATACTCAAATCCGTGTGGTAAAGTGCTTTTAGAAACAATCGGAACACAAAAACTTGTTGGTTTTCTTAGATAAATAAATCTATGGCAATAAATTCACCAATAAAATATAGAGATTTAGATTTAAATTTTACAAAACATCCAGCTACCAATGATGTTTCAATGAAAACTGATGATCAAGCGGTCATTCGTTCAATTCGTAATTTAATATTTTTAAGTTTTTTTGAAAAACCGTTTCATCCTGAAATAGGTAGTTCGTTACGGCAAATGCTATTTGAAAATTTGACATCATTAACAACACACCATATAAAACAGGCAGTTAAGGATACTATTACAAATTTTGAGCCTAGAGCAAGATTAAGAGACGTTGTGGTTCAGGTTTCTGAAGACACAAATGCTTTTCAAGTTTCAATATCTTTTTACATTAGAAATAATACAAATTTAACACAGATAGACGTATTTTTAGAAAGAGTAAGATAAAATGCCGGGTTCAAATACAGCATTAAGAATTGCCGAATTAGATTTTGATGCGATTAAAACAAATTTAAAAGATTATTTACGTAGTCAAAATCAATTTACCGATTATGATTTTGAGGGATCTGGATTAAATATCCTGCTTGACACTCTTGCTTACAACACGCATTATATGGCATACTACTTAAATATGATTAGTAGTGAAATGTTTTTGGATAGTGCTATTTTAAGAAATTCAGTTGTTTCTCATGCAAAACATTTAAATTATGTTCCTACATCAACTCGTGGTTCTGTTGCAAAAATTGATATAGTAGTTGCTGATACAGAACCTTCAAGTGGATTATCAACTATTACGTTGCCAAAATATTCACAATTTATTTCACAACAGATTAATGGCACAAATTATTCATTTGTTAATCTTGATACTCATATAGCAAGTAAAAATGTAACTTCAAATACTTATACATTTAGTAATGTACTTATTACTCAAGGGGAAAAACTAACATATAATGTTGAAGTAACACCAACAAACACAAAAAGAAGATTTTTAATTCCTGAAGCAAATATAGATACATCAACATTATTGGTTACAGTGCAAAATTCTTCCGTTGATTCAACAACAACAACATATCAATTAGCAGATGATGTAACTACTTTAGATTCAAATTCAAAAGTATATTTCTTAGAAGAATCTAATTTGGGACAATATGCAGCATATTTTGGTGATGGATATCTTGGCAAAAATTTAAATGATCAAAATATTATTTTATTTACTTATCTATCATCAAGCGGGGATGCTTCAAATAAAGCAAATTCATTTACACTGGTAACGTCAATTAATAGTTTTTCAAATGTTGTTGTAAATTCTATTTCGGCTGCATCAGGTGGTTCTACAAGAGACACCATTGATAGAATTAAGTTTTTGGCACCAAGATTTTATACTGCTCAAAATCGTGCAGTTACAAAAGATGATTACGGAACTCTTTTACTAAAAGATTATCCAGAAGTAGAGTCTATATCTATTTGGGGCGGTGAAGAAAATATTCCTGTTGTTTATGGTAAAATTTTTATTTCTATGAAGCCCAAAAGTGGTTATGTAATTACACAAGCTGAAAAAGATAGAATAGTAAAAGAATTAATTTCAAATAGAAATGTAGTTACGGTAACACCTGAAATAGTTGATCCAGACT